GAAACCTTTTATAAATTTTTCAGTAAAGTATTACAAATTACTTAACTATGCGTGACTATTATAGGATTTGACTTCTCTATTAACTTCCCAGCGGCTTGTATCAGTCATGATTTCAAGACGTTTAAATGGGTTGCAGTCACCAATACTAAATTAAGTAAATCTTACCTTCACTTCTTAGAAGGAATCAATTTAGAATTTCCAGATATTCATATTGTTAACTTAGGCGAAAAGAACAATAAAGGACTAAGTTATTCAGATACTGAAAGAAAGAAACTGCAAAATCAATTACTTTTAGTTAATACCTTAATTGACACTGTCCTAACTAAAGTTCCACAAAAGCCCATTATTGTTGGAATTGAAGGATTTGCTTACGGAGCAAAGGGTAATTCGCTTGTTGATATTGTTCAAACTACAGGAATTCTTAAAAAGACTATTACTGATAGATTACTTGATAATAACTTAGCAGGATTATTCATATTTTCTCCATCAGAATTAAAAAATGCAATAGGAGCAAAGGGTAATGCTAATAAATTTGATGTATTTAATCAATTTATAGAAGACCCTAAAATTGAGGCAGCTAAAGACTCTGCCCTAGCTCAATGCTTAAATAAATATAGTACAGAACTAGTCACTGCTTCTGAAATTAAATCACCATTTCCTGACCTAGTCGATTCTTATTTAAGTGTATTAAAAATTTACCAGGCCCTAAACTAATGGCAAGAATTAAAGACCCGAAGTACTATATTAATAATAAAGACTTCACAAATGAAATTATCCGCTGCAAACACGGTCTCTTAAATGAAGAAACAGGTTATCAGCACACAAAGGGAGAACTTTCTCCAAAGGCAATTGATTATTTTATCCTTTTAGCTAATCGGGCTATTCAAAAATTAAAGTTTCAAAATCCACTAGATCGAGAAGACTGTATTCAATCTGCTCTACTTGATCTTTTAAGATATTGGAGAAACTTTAATGAAGAAAAATCCAATAATGCATTTGCCTACTTTACCCAAATTGCAAAGAACGGTTACGCTAAAGAATACAAGAAGATTTATAAGCACATAGGAAAAGGCGAAAAGATTGTAACGATTTCCCTAAGCCATTCCGGAGAGAGCGAAATCTACACTATCTAACTTGCCAATTCCTGGCTAATAAATAACAAAAAGCCAAGTTGATGCAACTTTCTAATCTCATATTTTTTGATAAGTTTGGTGAAAACTATAACTTTCAGACCACTAAGTTTAATTCTGAGACTCAAAAGTCAGATGCTATCACCTGGTGGTATGGCCGAGAGTATATTAGTCCAATTTCAATTGGGTTATATGATAGCCGACAAATTTTTGCAGTCGAAAAAGACTCTACTAATTATAAGTTTCCAATATTAGCTCAAAACGAAAGAATTGTGTTTAAATGGGAAACTCTTGATTTAGACGGAGTGCAGCCCTTCTTTTTATATGTAGTTAAACAAGATATCACCGGAAATAGCGTTACCGAGTTACCTTATATTGAAAGGGTAAACCAAGTAACCCTTAATCATTCTGATTTTTCAAATGGTTCTAGTTCTCCATTAGATATCAACCTTCCATTACAGGTAAATATTGCCTTTTCTCCAGCTGAGGAAAAGATTTATCAACGTAAGTTATTGGCATATCACGAAATTTTATCCGGTAATACAGTTTCATCATCTGTTAAGATTTTAGAAATAGATTATTATGGAGAGGGTCTAGACGAGGATTCTAGATATAGACTATGGCTAAATAATTTTGGAATTTCTTTCCATCGAGACGACGCACAACTATTAAAGGATTATGATATTAAAGAGGCTCTACCCGATTGGCAACAAATTGACCAAGCCAGAAAAGAGCTTTTAGTTAATCGCGATCAGGTTTTCCCATATGTTGGAACCTATAAAGGTTTAAGTAATTTTATAAATTTATTTGGTTATAAAGATACACTAGACGTTAAAGAGTTTTGGCAAAACGTTAACAATTCATCAGCTGCGCTTGATCAATTCGCGCTAGTTAACATTACAGATTTTTTAGATGATGGCAAAATTGATAATATGGTTTATGTTTCAAACGGAGGCGCCGTATTAGAGTCTGCTCAATTTAAAAAGACTTCATTTATTGCTCTTTGTTATCAATTTACCAAAGCTAGCAATAATTACGATGATGACGGCTTACCTGAAGTGATTGAAACTACTGATTTTACACCAGCTGAAATTTTCTATAAATTAGATGGATTAGCCAAAAAGATAAAAAGAGAAATCTTACCAATACATGTAATTGTACGTGATATTATTGGAGAATTTATATTTTTTGAAAAATTCAATATTCGTTATTGGACAGATGACGTTCAAACTAGAAGTATAGACGTAAATACTAAAGTAAAAGCTTCTATTGAATTACCTAGCTCAACAATTGCAGTTCCATATATCAGAGATATTAGACCTATTTACTATTCAGCGGAAGCCGATTCAGCAAATCCAGCTAAAATTTTAAATAACTTTCCAAAATATTCATTTAATACTGGAAAGGATTCAGCTGGAACATTTTCAGCAATAGCTAATCCATACAGCGATGGGCAAAGATATTCAGCAGCTCAGCAAAAAGCTTTAATTAAAGCAACTGAAGTATTTTATCAACAAGTCCAAGCCGAAGAATGGAAACGCCATGGATCATCATACTATTGGGCAAACGGCGAAGTTAATGTTAAAGAACAATTAGGTTGCCCGATTATCCTTAAAGCAGAACTTCCTAAATATAGAATATCAGAGTATGACGGTATTACCTTTGGCGATCTAGAAACAGAGGGCGCTAGGGTTCGGGACATTAGCACATATTTAAACCTAGTTGATGCTGAATGGACTATAACTAAAAATGCACCAAACCAATACAAATGGAGTTTCCGTGGAACAATTTATGACTTTAACCGAATTGTACACTTTTTACCATACGTTGGAGACTATTTAATTGAATTAAGAGTATACGATCAATTTGCTGGAATTTCAGTCGATTTTATTAAATTTACAGTTAAACCAACCGTTGCAACTACAGTTGGATTTACTAGAACTTCAGACAAATTTTCATATCAGTTTAAAGACTTAACTAATGTTACAGTTGGAGATATGGGAGGCAGTTATATGTTTAATCCAAATGTAACTATTCCATCATTCACTCAAAAAATAGGATCGATTGATTTAGAAAAAGAATTATTTGATTGGGCGTACTATTCAAATAATTTTAGTAATAATACTGCACCAACTCAAGCTAAAATAAAGGATAAGCTAAGTGGTGAATTTAAATTAGTTAGTGATCCAACTCTAGTTTCAGACTATGCGTATTCTTGGGGACTTGGAGAAAATTCAGTTAAACCTAGAGTAAGCGATATTTCTAATGCAAGAATAGGTGACCTTTTCCATACTAAATTCTATCAATTATCATATCAATCAGATTTTTTACAAGGATTTTCAATTGATGCACCAACAATCGGTCATAAAATACGACTAGGATTACACGATCCATATACAGTTCCAACTTATTCGACAATCGATAATTTAATTACTCAATTAAATGCATCAACACATAGTGCTATTTCTAAATTTAGATATAAAGTTGTAAATAATAAAGTATATGCAACTGCTAAGGAAAGTTCAAATACAAATAACTTTACCGTAAAAGTAACTCCAAACTAATATGCCAGCATTTATAGACCAACCGGAAAATATAGAAGGAAGTCCATTTTGTTATCAAATTGATATTGATACTAATCAAACTCCAATTAATGCAGTAGATTTTCAATATACTGATTTTTCATCTGGGCAGTCTACCATTGTGCAGGCTTCAAATTGGTTCCAAAGTTATAATGGGTCAATTATAACATTAGCCGTATGTTCAACCTCGCAGCCTTTAATTAGGGTATATGGTGATTATGTTTTTGATCCTGGACCATATGGAATAACTATTTCTGGTGGATTTAGTTCATGTTTTGACCATAGCGATTGTATAGTTGGAGGAAGCCCAGTCAATTGCGTATTAAGCGATTGGGGTTATGGCGAAACTCAACAATCCTTTGTCGTTGGAGATTGGGGCCCATGTCGACTAATTAATGGATCGTATCAGGAGCAGCAAACTCGATATGTTGTTACACCGGCCTCAAATGGCGGAGAGTGTATAGGAGAAACGGTTCGATATCGAGCATGTACTCCACCGCAAACTGGTACGGTTGCAACGCTAACAACGCCGACCTTTAGTTCAATTACAGCAACCTCAGTAATTGCAACAACAACAATTTCAAATAATGGTGGCAGTACTGTAACTAGTGTTCAATTTAAATTATTTAAAAACGGTACCGAAGTTGGAGTCCAAACTCTTACTGATTTTTCGCTTGGAATATCTGTGCAATTTAATGGATTACTTGCAGGTTCAGCGTATACTTTAACAGCATTCGCAAATAATTCAACTGGAGTAGGGACATCACCTACTGGAAGTTTTAGTACGGTTGGCGCAAGTACAATTACTACCCCAACTATAAGCGCTATTACACAAACCAGCGCAACCAGTACCTCAACCTTTACTAATAGTGGAGGCGATGTTTACGTTAGGTATGGAGTTATCTACAAACTAGATAATTCCACAAACTTAGAAGTAGGGCAGCCTGGAGTAGTTAGATTTGAATCGGGCGCATTTAATTCAAGCATTAGCCCATCTAATTTGGTTACTCAAATTCCAGGGTTAACTCCAAACAGACCATACTATCTAAGATCATACTTACAAGGATCAGACAATTCATACTTATATTCAAATTTTGTAACTTTTACAACTAGTGATGTTCCACAAGGCCAAAACTTAGCCTCTCTAAGTATCGCATCTGAGGCCATACCTGGAAGCGCCGGAACGTCTCAGTCATATTCGTATATTACGACACCAACTGCAAACCAAAATAGATCGTATGTTTCAATTATTGACCAATCACCAGAAGATCCTATTCCAGGAGTTTATAAGATTTCTGCAACTTTACAACAAGTAAATCAAACTTCTCTTATTTGGTCAATTCAACAAAAAACCAGCCCAAGTGAAACTGATTGGCAAAATATTGCAGATGTAAACTCAAGTACTGACTTAAATTCTTTACCAGAAATTCCAGGATTTTCATATTATCAATACGGCCAGGGATTAACTTCAGTATCATTTAGACCAAGGGTACCTGGCTATTATAGATTTAGTATTAAGGGCGCATTTAACGATTCAACTGGATTTCAAGTATATAGAGAAGTTGTAGTAGGAGAACCAATTAGTGATACTTATATTGCAAATCAAGTACTAAGACAAGGTATTTCAGGAACAATTCAAGTTGGAGTCAATTCAGTCTACCCAGAGTGGATTCCAGAATTTTCTGAAGATGCCCTATACGGTATTACGGTAACTCAAACTGGATCAACTATTATTCCAGTAATTTCTGTAAATAATTCAACTCGATCATTTACTGCTCTTTGGGGAATAAATCCAGCATATGAACTTATTACCCCTACCCTAACTGTTAATTATACGTCACCATTTAAGAATACTTCATTATCAAATAGTTTTTCTAAACAATTTCAAGTAGAGGTACTTGCGCCATTTCCAACGGTTTCCTTCAGTAATCCTGGAATATTTACCGCTCCTATAACTAGTGGAAGCAACGTAACGATTGGAGTATCTACTCAATATGCTAAAAGCTATACAATTAGTTCACCATTAGGAACAGGCGCCGCAAATAGCCCAGTCACATATACAAATGTGCAAAATGGTACATATACCATTACGGCAACTGTAGTTAACGATAATGCGCCAACTGCTCAAACATCAAGTGTTACCGCAACTTTAACTGTGCAGCCGGCTTCACCAATCTTATCGCAAATTCCTCAGCAAATATCAGGAAGAAATACCTATATTGACATTAATACATTACCTTATGTTAACTTAAATGGATCTTCATTTAATGGGTTTGAGGTAATTACTCAGCCTAGCCAGGGAACCTTATCCATTTTAAATTATGGAATTCGATATATTCCAACTTTAAACTATACAGGAACCGATCTTTTCTCGATTAGGGTAAAAGGCCCAAGTTCCGTTGTTTCTAATACGATTAATGTCTCAGTATTGGTTAGTGCACCAAGCTTTAATGTAGGTACAGCAAATGAGGTAATTGTATTTAATTCAACAGAAGTTGGTGCAAATAGAGATTTAACTGTTCCAATTACAAATACCTCAACTAGTACAACCCTTGAAATTGCTTCAATATCAATAGATCAAGATGCAGACGAATTTAAATTAGTTCTTGGATCAGGTCAAAATGAAAGTGTTGTCTCAATTATTAATAATATTACAATTACTCCTGGAAATACATATAGTGTTAAACTTAGAGTTCAGCCAGCTGGTATTGGAGTAAGATCCGCTAAATTAAAAATTGATCATAATTAATGCCGATAACTTATGTTAACATATCTACAATTGGATTACCTAGCGCAAACGTAACATTTACCTCTGCGAATAAGTATTCATACTATGAACCGATTGAAACCTATTCAAAGGAGCAAATGGCAAACCTTGAGCAACTAAAATTATATGGAGTTATTCCGGAGTTTGATGTTGAGAATCTTATGGTATATGCACCACTGAATGATCAAATATATGGTAGAAAATTTATTGAAAATGGAGTTGAAGTAACTAGAAAAGTTTCTGAGCCAGAATATTGGAAAAACCGAGGTTTTATTTCATATAAAGATGGAAAACAAGTTGGATTTATTCCATCATTTTTTACCAGAAATTCCCTAGATGTATCAGAATTAAAGATAGCAACTGACCGTTTAACTGTTCCAGCCCATCTACCGGTGTTTATCTCAGCTAGAGAAGTTATGGGAAAGGATAAAGTGTTTTGGAAGCTAACTGATATTACATCAGGGTCTGCTCCGAAAACCCTGATTGAGGTTGAAGCAGGTTGGACCTTTATTTGGAGATTTGACAAAGTTGGTGAATATGAAATATCTGGAACAGTCATTGATCTTTGGGGTAATGAACACCCGCTACCGTCAAGCCAATTTGTAAAGGTAATGTCAAAGGACTCATACATAGATTATATTGAGCAAAGTTTAAATTCAAGAGAAATCACATCAAGTTTAGCAAAAAATACGCTAAATGCCGACTCTCAAATGATAGATATTAACTTTGATGACTACGAAATCTTGTCAGATGGTACGATAATTAATCGAAACGACGGCTCTGCAATAAATTTAAGTAATCCTTAAGCCAGTTTCTATTTTTTAAGTACAAGAAGGCTAGTCGTCCTTTATTTGTGAGGTAACACTCTACTAATAAATAACAAAAAATAGAAAAAACAAATGGCTTTTGTTGCACTATCACTATCAACAACAGAAATTCTAGAAACTACGTATGTTTCAGATATGCGTATTATTACTAACGGTAATACCGGATTACTTAAGAGTAAACTAGAAGATCTAATCAACAATTTAAAAATTGATCTTTCTGATAAAAAGATCGGAGTTGACCCAGACACAACTCTAACTCCATTAACTGAGTTAAAAACAAAGGTGTTGACTATCCAAAATGGTCAATTGTACTTTAAAAATGCAACCGGTACTGCAGATTTAATTAAATTTGAAACAGAAACTGTTAACAGTGCTACCGTAGGTAAGATTACAACTGGAACACTGGTTGTCAATTCTTCAATTACGTCAGCAGGCCTTAGTATTTCTGGATTATCTACTTTTACTGGAGCAATTACTGCAAATGGACAGGCTAACCTAGCAGGTTCGGTTAATATTACAGGAAGTTTTTCAAATAGCCGTGAAGATGTTACAAAAACTCTAACCGCGGTATCTGGTGCAAACCGTGCAAAAGCCGAAGTTACTCTAACTGCAACAAGTAAATCCTTAATTATATTAACATTAGACGCAAGCGCATTCTATATTGGAAATGCTTTCCAAAGCACGATTACCGATGGTATTGATATTGTTCTAATAAATGATACAAACTCTCCAATAAGACCTGGTCAAGAATTTACAATTATGGTACGTGCAATTACCAATACAGAGTTGGGCACAACGACCCATATCAGCGGAGCCTATGAAACATTTGCTGCGGCAAACTCAGCAACTCATAAAATTAGAATTATTGGACAAAACTTTGCGATTATGGACCAAGATGCAGTTGGTTTAGATTCAACTCATACTACCTTAGCATCGCAATGGGCAGTTGGTTTAACAACAAACCTATTTAATTCTTCTGTAACCTTAATGAATGTAGGTACTGTTAAAAACAGCGCAAACCTTCCATCTAGTTGGGGTGCAAATCAACAAAGACTTGTTGTAACTCGCGATTCAAACGCAATTTATAACATTTAAAAATAAAATCCTGAGCGCAAAATGGCAGTTGCTCCTATTATAAAACCTATTACAACTAGAAAGGGTATATTTTACACCTTTCAAAGTTCATTAGAGGACTTAACTTTATCATTTAATAACAGTGGTAACCAGTTTAAGTTTTCTAATTTTGTGCTTTTAAATTTACCTAATGTCGGAACTCCAGATGGAACTCCTTCAGATAATAAGCTATTTTTTAAAGCTCAAGGTGAAACTCTTATGACCGATCCGGGTCTTTATAATCAAAGCAACCAAAATTATAATTTAGCCCAAAGTTTCCAAAACTATGCACTAAACTTAGAAGCTCTTTTAATTTCTCAGGATTCATATAACCGAGAGCTTCCACTTAACGTATCAGAAAGAGTTTTTTGGAAATGGTTAAAGGAATCTGGTGCAATTCGTTGGAGAGCCGCAAATTCTCTTGAAACATCTGCTTCTACTAAATTTGTAGAAGAAGACGAAGCCGTGGGCTCATCGTATACTAAGGTTGTCCAATATATTGGAGAAATTGATATTGTTAATTCATATAAAGGAAAGGAAAACTCATATAGTGAATTATATCTACATGTCCCAAATAATGTTGGATCTACTCCATATATTATGTTTGATTCAATAGCAGACTCTAACTATAAACCAAATATGACTATTACGCATAGTCCAGAATTGCCAGAAGATAGAGAAACTATTGTAGGCCGTCGATATAGTGAGGTTCACCCACAAGGATTAAGTTTAAACGCATTTTATGATTTAGATGATTCAACTGTTTTATTAGAACAAGCCGCGTATGCTGGAAGTACATATACTGCGCAAAATTGGTTTCAAGGAACTCTTAATAATTCATATTATACAGACGGAACCTATGATGCACCATCTACTTCTTGGAAATATAATATAGCAGTAAATAAAAAGATTAAAAAGAGTAAAACTGCCGGTGGTACAACTACTACAATTAACTATACTAGATCGACTCTAGATGGAGTATGTGTTAATTTTAATATTAATCAATATCTAGTTGCAACACAAAATGCAAAAACGTCTTTTTCCGGACTTAATGATATTAACGTTCAAAATAAAAACTTTGACTTCAACACAGTTTTAGTTTATTATGATGTAATTGATCCAGTAACAAAAGTACTAAAAGCCAAAAATTTATATGGTGTCCTATTCCTAAATAAGATCCAATCAAATGGTCTTGAATTTGAAATTCCAAGACTAACTAAATACAAACCAGATCCATTAAGTAAAATTAATGGAAACTCATATGCATTTAAATTAAATGTTAAGTTTGATACTTCAATCGAAGATGTTGCAGTTCAGCCTGTTAAAAATATTAACGCAAACGCTGGATTTAGTCTAGACCTATTTGTAGACTTAATGAATAGATTTCAAACAGTTGCAATTAGTCAAGAGGCAAAAATTAGTGAACTTACTAAATTACAAAACGATTGGGAAAAGGTTAAAGCCAGCCTACTTACTACAAGCAAAACATCAGACATTGAAACAAGACTTTCAAGTTTAGAAAAAGCTTTGCTTGCAAATAGTGCCCTATTCTTAAATACTAAAAACGTTGTTGAGAAAATAACAAATGTTGAGGGTCAACTTACAAATTTTGTAAATGGTAAAACTTCACTAGAAGTTGCATATAATACTGATGTTGTAAAAAGCGGAAAAGGCATAGGCGTTAGCAGAACAGTTAATAACCAAATAACTATTAACAACGAAACTCCTGATTATAATTTTGAGATCACTCCGCTATTTGATATTTCTTTAGCATCATCAATACCATTGGTACCATTTACCAACTATTATAGACACGAAAAGTCAGGAAATTCACATACTCTTACTGGTAACATTGTACTTAAAATCAATGATACTCTAACCCAATGGAAAAAGGGTCAGGTTTTACGTTTAGTATTTGCTGACCCAGTTATCCTAAATGGCTATACAATTACACTTGCAACAGATGCATTAGCTAGATCTACAAATTTAGATTTTTCAAATGTAACTCAAGCATACAATACAAAAATAGGAATGTTAACTGATTACGGCTGGTCCAGCGATAATCGTCCTATGTTTGAAATAATTTGTACGGATTCATTGAACTTGGACTTTAAAATAGATAGAATACGATAATGGCTGAAGGAACTAATTCTTTATCAGAGATCTTAAATTCGCTTGGCGTGCAAACTGCTAATGCGCAGGAGCTTATTTCAAAAATGAACCAGGCTTTAACTACAAATTCTAGTCAAGTTGAAGTTACTCAAATTAATTCTGACGATCCAACTACAAGCACAACTATTCCTATTCCGTCTATTGGATATATGAACGGTAGAATTGAAGAGATTGATACTAAATTTAAGACTCTTCTTAATGCGAATAACAGTACAATTGGAGTTAAAGACGATCAAGGAAACGTTAAGAGATTTGAATTAAACGATATCACCAAAACCATAACTGATTTAGAAAAAATTGGTGATGCAAGTTTAGGGTTACCTACTAGATTTAAAACTAAAAATAACTGGTTTTTTGAAAGTTTTCTTAGCCCTCTTTTGTACGTACCAATTGATGTTACAAATTATGTATCTGATGATATTTCAAAATTTGAAGTTAGACGCGTTATTCTAAACGTTGGCGAAGATGCAGATTTAATTACGTACTTTGATAATAATTATAAAGGTAAAAATACTGTAAATTACACAACTCTATTAACAGATCTTGTAAATAATGGAATTTCATATTTTGAAGATACTAATATCGTTGATTTGCCTGGTGCAATTAATAGATATAGAGGAACATTTAAAGTTCAATCTATTTCTGAAATTACTGTGCCTGAAACAATTAATGGCGAAATCTTAAGCTACAGTAAAATTAAATATGTTTTAGACAAATTAGAATACACTGATGTTACTGGATCTACGCCAGCGGCTCAGCGTCGCGAATTATCAGTTGGTGCAAGATTAATAACTGAGGAAAACTCAGAATATTTAGTCGAATCAGTTGATACTAAAGATAAGTCAGTTATTCTAAAACGAGTATTTGGTTCAGATGGTATTGTTCTTTTTGAAAATTTAAGAATTAAACCAGAACTATATAGATCTCCTGTCCTTGCTGTAAATATTGGTTACAATGAAAGAGAAATTATCTTTATTAAACCAATTAGTTCAAAAATGGACTTAACTGTTGATTTTATATCAAATGGATTTGGAATTTACACAAATGAATTACAAATTACTTTACAAAGCGGTCAAAATTTAACGCTAAACGAATATTATAATAATTTCGTTGCAGACTTTGGTCTATTATTCTTATCTTTTGCTAAAGAAAAGAAACTTCCTAATTCATTAGGATTTCAACCAAATTCTCCAACTCTAAACGCAGCTAACTTTAAGGTTTTACAAATTGATTCGCATGTAACAAATACAGATTCTGCATCAACTGTAAAAAACCTAGTTTCCCAAAAGGAATCAATTACTTCAAACTTAAGAGAAATTGATAAATCTATTGTTACTCTTAAACAAACAATAAATTCTTCTGGTAACCAAAACGATGCAATTCGTTTAAAAGCACAGTCGGACTTAAATAATAAAACTGCAGCAAGAGCTCAGTCATTTTCTCAATTATCAACTGTAGTTAAGGAGCTTTCACTAAATGTAAAAACTTCACCGGAATTTAGCGTATCACCTAAATATAGAGTTAGAGGTTTTTGGGAAATTCCAGCAGATATTGATTCTCCATATGGACTACAAAAAACTGTTCAATTTAAAATTGCATATAGATATTTAAGTTCAAATAAAGACGCATCAGCTGCTGACCCTATTACATTTACTGATTCAACTGGAGCTCAGCGCACTGGATATTTTTCTCCATGGACTGAAGTTTTAACTAAATCTAAACAAAAGATTTATAATTCAACAACCGGTTTATATGAATGGACAGAAGAAAACGTAGCTGACCCAAACTCAGTTAATATTAATCAATTAGATATTGCAATTAGAAAAGGCGAATCAGTAGAAATTAAAATTAAATCTCTATCTGAAGCAGGTTTTCCAGATAACCCAGTTGAATCCGAATGGTCAGAATCTATTACTGTAGATTTTCCATCAAATATTCAATCGTCTGAGGAAAATACGCTAATTGCGCAACAAGCAATGGCAGACGAAAGTCGAATTGCTTTACAAGAAGAACTTAATGCTAGAGGATTAGATCTTCACTTATCTACCTCTTTTAGTAGTAAAGACAAATACTATTCGCACACAACAGATTCAATTTCATCTGGATTTTTCTTAGCGGACGGTACAGCAATTTCTTTATATGATAAATTAAAGGAAATTGCAGATTCTCTTTCTGCAATTCAAGCATCACTTTCAACTGCAAGTGCTGAACTTATTGTTAGCATTGTTACACCAGATGGAAGTGAAGTACAGGTTACAAACGGACAAACTGTTGACTTATTTGCTGGTTATTATGTAGACTCTGCTAAATTATCAGATGGTGCTCTAGATAAAGGAAAGATTGTATCAAAGGAATACCAAGTAAAGATCAGAAATGCTTCACAAACCCCACTAGAATTAATTTCAACATTAGGTGGAGGAATTGGCGTGGCTGCTCCAACTTCTTTCCCAGGTGCAAACACAGATACTCAATATAATGCATACCTAAGATATGATAAAGCTCCAATAAACCTAAATGGAGTTTCTAGCGCAAGCTTTGCTGCATTTACTCAAAGAACCGGTTATCAATCTTCTCAAGTAAAAAGCCAATATGTATACGCTAGATATTATAGTGCAGATAATGGAAAGAAATTATATTATGGAGATTTAATCGACTCCTCAGCATTTGGATCAAATACTAATCCATCTTCATATTTTACAAACCAAAACTATACATTTAGTCAATCAACAAATGCAGTTTCTGGAAAACCTAATTATATGGGAGGACATTATCTACCAACTATTCCGCTTGGTGGAAGTACTGCCGAGGTTTGGAATGGAACTGTTGCAAATGGTGTAGGTCAAGGAAATGGAACCCTTACTGAGTTTTGTATTCACAAAGACCATCCATATTTTTCAGTGCTAGGTACAGTTTCTTCCCCTGTTTCAACTACAACAATTAACAATATTTTCTTAGGATTAACTACAAATTCTGTTTATGAATTCTCTAATAATACTATAACAAGTACTGCTCAAAAATATTTGCCCTTTTCTCAAGCAATTCACTTTAATACAAGTGCTGAAGCAGGAACAAATGAATTTGGCGTACCGTATTACGCTCAAGCAGAAAGAGTTACACCAGTTTCTCCATCGGCATACGGCGGAGCACTATACACTGCACTAGATACTTTTCCAATTAAATTGGGATTTGGTACAGGCGATGATTACCTAATCGGTAAAAAGACATGTGGCGCATACTTATTTATGATGCCGCAATCTTATGCATCAATTTCAGTAGATGGTTCAAACGCTAGATCTTCTAAACGTACAGTTATGGCTGGATCTGCTGCGTCAATAACAGTACCTGTAGTTTTTCAATTTAGAACAACTGATAAAATCGGTGAAATTGGAGGCTGGTCAACCGGTCAAAAATTAACCAACATTACATATACAAAAATTATCGGATTGGACATTTACACAAAGAGTGGATTGTTTGAATTTGATATTCAAGTTAGTGGTAAGCATCAGCGTGATACAATTATTACATCGCCAACTATATTTACACCAGTTTCAGCTGGCGGAGGCGGTGGAGGCGGAGTTTACATATCAGACTTAACTGATATTCTTAAAAACTCAGCATTTAATTTATCCATGAATTCTTCGATCACTAATTTTATGTAATATAAAAATTAAGTAGAATCACGTGGCATTATCTTATAAAAAGATTACACCCTTTGACACATCATTTGGATTGGTCAGAACAAACCCTAAGCTTACTGGAAATATTAAGCTTGTAGTAGATTCTGGCCAAAACTTATTTTTTGAATCAATCGATGCAAATACAGAATTAGCTAAAGATAAGTATAAAGCATATCCAATTGATCCAACTTCGCAGCATGATTCTAACTTGTATAGATTTTTTAGCAATGGTAATACACCAGAGTCTATTGTGTTTGATGTAAAAACTAATGTTTCATTAAATTCAACTTCTGCTAATTTTGCAGACCAATATGATTTTTCTGAATATTTTTCTGGAGCAAGATATTGTATTTCTAAAAGTTATGCTGAAAAATTTAAGTACTTTGCTCCAATTTATTTAAATAAAGAAATTCCAGAGAAATTTGTAATATTTAAAATACCTGGTGCAAGTAATTTGACGATTTCTGAAACTAAATCCAACTACCCATACGATAAACCGACTCACCTTGCAAGTCTATTAAATAAGGCTCAAATTATTAAAACCTTTGATCTTGGTGTAGATTCACATATAGGAAAGTACATTAAAAAAATGCAAAGTAATCCTCTTTTTCCAGAGAATACTTTAAATTTTCCTTTTAATAGAGGTCTACTTTCTTCGTATTCTGGTATTGCTTATAAAGCGGGATGTTTTACCGAAAAGTTTGAAAATCTACAGGAATTAATTATTGGTGGAAAGACTATTACAGATTTTGAAGAATATGTAACTCTTGGCTATGAGCGAAACTCTATTATTTACCCTTATATTCTAAACTTAGAATTTTTATTTGATGATTCATCAGATGATTTTGAATTTAATAGATACTTTGGAATTTACTGTAATACTGTAGATTTAGCAGAATTGGATTTTGATTTAAGCGACCATGCTGCATTAGGTTTAAATACGCCAACTCTAACTAATCCCAATTCATATGAATATGCTCAAACGTCATTTACCCAAACTAATTCAAATGGATTAGACTTAAAATTTCATGCAATTCCACAATCTGTTTCGACTGCATTAACTGAATTAGGAGGAGCAGGTATTCTTTCAATTGAAGATAAGTCTGGAAATTTACATAAGATTTCCCAAGTAGACGCTGCAAACTCTAAACTAAAGATTACAAGCAAGTCAATTGATTTATCTCTATTACACGGACCAACTGAAACTTTTATGGAAGATTCTGCCAATTATACTAAGGGTGGAATCCGATCATTTATTGAAATTACACTTAATGATATACCAAACCACCTAGATCAAATTAGAATATATTATCCTAATGGAAAGGCAACAAACCAAAATTCTAAACGATATGAAACGATTAGCGCAGTTGCAGGATTCTCCTATGGAGGTTCTCCAGTTTTAGATGCGCTTGCCGTCTATAACGAGTTTGGTCCAGATCAATTTTTCTATAGCGTTGACGTAGTTCCACAAGAGGACTTGGAGACTAATTTGCATCAAATTGCAGAATCTTTAACTTTAGCAATTAATGCTATCCAAAACAGTGGATTTAAAGCATACTCACAGGATAATAGAATTTTTATTGTTGTAAACAGCGAAGGTAACGTTTCATTAGAATATGCTGCTCAATATATTCCATCTACAGATGAGCCCAAAGTTTCAATATCAGATTCTCCAGAATTTAGAAAAACTGCAGCAGACTTATTGGGATCTGCTAGTAGTACAACTATTGACTTAACTAGTAGCGATTACATTGTTTATGGAGAGTCTCTTCCGAGTATTAATCAAACCAATTATATGTTGGGTTCGCTAATTGCAGACGCCGGTATTAAAACTCTAACATTTGGTATAGGTAATCTTGATCAAACTATTGTTATAGGCTGTCCAGTTGTAAACTTTGAGCCAGGTTCAGCCCTAGCCTCACATATTTCAGTAGATGGCCAGTATTTTGATAAATTGCATGCAAATAAGGCAGATATTTTAGTTCAATCTCCATCTGGATGGGTTGAAATTGAAAACATTATAAAGAGCATTGACTATATTAGTGAAAACACCTTTACTACTGAAGTTGATAAAATATTTGCGGTTAATTATTACGATAATAATATAAACATTCTAACTGAAGCTGGAACAGAAGCCCTATTAAAGTTTGGCCTAGTCCAATTTAAAAAGAAGTTTAAACCTAGTGTAAGTGCTCTATCAATTATACCAATTAAAGACTTTGATTTTGATCACATTGATAGCCAATATGCATCGATTCAACTAAGTGATGTTTGGAAATCGTCGTTTATACCAGAGGGTGTAAATATGATTAATTTAGGAAAATCTGCGTATAGAGTATTAAATGGAGATATTAAAATTGGATCAACTACATATCAAGATGGAGACCTAATTGAAAAAACTAGTGTTCCAACCGTTGTTAGTTTTTCAAAAATAACTGGTGATCCATTTGTTATTCCGGCTCTTTCTGTAAATACTCCAACGTATGATGTAGAACTTGCCGAGAACAATCCAGATATTTTAGACTTTAAAGGATTTTTTACAATTACTTCAGATTATGCGGAATCTAGTCCAACCAAGACTTCTTCCTATATCTATAGAGATAGATTTACTAGTGGAAAAATATCATCTGAGTACGATTCCAACTATGAAAGATTTTTATTAGAAAATGCTGGAAAAAATCGTCTAGTTAAATACATTTGTAAATGGGGAGCAGACGGTTCTCTTGATTCTAGATCAAATCCATATAGGCTTAATGCTGACACAGTATTTGGTGTAAATAACTTTTCGCCTGAACCAAATAAGGCTGAACCCGATTCAAGTTCGATGACACATGAGTGGTTTTATATTGAATCACTATATGACTATATTCATGATATAACTGCGGCATCACAAAATAAGTTATATTTTGATACACCGTTTGATCCAACCTTAGCTGTAACCCAAGAGGGTTATTTCGAAGACTATTTTATTTTTACTCCTAGTTATCTAAACAACTCAGTTTTAACTCCATGTGCTAGAACGCAATACCGTTTCTCAAAAGTTAAAAAGGATAAATTGACTGGCCTTGCTAAAACTATTTTTAAAGGAATTAAGTTTGTTTTTAAAGAAGTTGTCCCTAATACTACAGAAAAAGAATTATCTGGAGCACTTAAATATGTTAGAGAATCAAATAGATTTAATGATTATAGATTTACCTCAATCTTAAAGGTAATTGAAGATACTCCATATTCAGGAGAAAACCCAATACAATTTAAATTCATTGAGTCTAGAGATTTTAAATTTATCACTCTAGTAATTGAATTAAGATTAGGTAAGAAAGTTACAAGTATGGTAACTTCGCCTAAGAGCCTAGTTGTAACTAAAACTGGAGGTCTTGCTCCAACTGAAGAGCATGTATTTAATAATATGGACAATTCATTCTCAGATTATAAAATTAATATAAGCTCTGTTTCAACTCCAGCCGGAAATAAGCCAATTTCTGATATTACACTAGCATTTATGTATTATGCAAAAAATAAAAAGTATAATACGTTACCTGAAAGTTTTAGTAGTATAAATTTAGTAAATAGCTTTGATTTATCAACACTTGTTAATTATAATGGTTTACCTTTTATATTTTCTTTAGACGGGGGTACGGATATCCAAATTATTGATGAAATTAGTAAAGTTAATAAAAATAGTATGCTATCGTTTAAGGATAATACTTCAACAAAAGTATTTGGTCAAACCTATCCTGAAAACTTTACCATAGAATTTCCAATTGACGCAAATGGATTAGGTTCAAATGGACAAGGTCAATCTCTTAATACAATCACTCTTCCAGGTGGAACTAGCCAAGGTATTACAACGACTGAAAATAATTCATATTTACCATCTGGCTTAAGTCTATATCCATTTATTAAAGATCGATTGGTTAATTCAAATAGCATTAAATCGTCATTTGTTAATCAAACAGCCATTATTGGAAGTACAATAACTCCAACTCCTCTTACGGCAAGTGTTGAAGCAGGTTCTTCAACCATTGTTTTAAGCGCAACTCCAGCAACTCCAATCTTAATTGGAGCAGAGGTTGATATTGCAGGTTGGTCACAGTTTGGAACAACCGTTACTGCAATTAGTGGAACCACTTTAACCATTAGTAAATCTATTTTATCAAATATTGTTAAACAAAATCAGGTTGCAGAGATAACTTCAGGCAGCCCAGATATTTACTTATTAGATGGAATAAATCTAGATGTAACTTCATATGGAGATCCAAGTGGAGCAAATTATAGTGCATCAAATAAGGTGTATGTAACAGGTACCGGTATTCCAGCGGGTGCTTTCATCGTTGCAGTAGATAATACGGTTCTTGATGTAAACAATCAGCCTAAACCTAAGATAACTCTTTCTGCAAATGCTACAGCAACGTCTTCTCCTGTAAATATTAAATTTTTCCAAAAAAATACGGTGGCCCCAATTAATTTCTATCAATCTGAAATTAGACATGCAATTGCTATACAAAATAGAGTTGCACCAGTAAGCACTTCTCTAATAAATGTTATTGATGTTTTAGAATTAAAAAATACTTCGACTGGTGCAACTGGATATACTTATCCAAACGCTCAATTGTTAGCATCTGAAACAAATTCAGCATTTAATATTTTACCTTATACTGGAGATACTAATAAGAGATTACTTAGGATAATTGATCAGGTTATCTATAGATTAGATAATCAATCTGGTATTTCAGAAATTTTACCAAATGGAATAGCAATGAACTCTGATTCCGGCATAGGCGAAATTCTATTTACAAGTTTACCAGTTTCTCAAACTTCAAGTGGAACTACTACATTTAATTTTGATAAAATTATTAAGAGAGATTCCTCAATTCCTTCATTAGATACAAGCCATTGGGAAAATATTAATTTTGCATTCTTATTAGGCGGCGAATCATATTATAAAGGTTTATTTAAGAGACTAAGTTTTAATGAATTTAAGAGATCAATCGAAAGAGGTCGCTCTAATATTACATATACAACTTATTCAAATGGCACAGTTAGTACAAATCAATTTTATATTGAATTAGAGGAAGCAACTATTGTTGAAAAATTAAAACTTCCAACCGTTTCTCCTATTAATATCCAATTAACCCAAGCTGAAACTACAAGTAAAAGACAAGCATCAAATTTAGTTGGATATACTGCAGCTGAATCATATTTACAAAATCCGATTTACTTAAGAAGACACGGTTCAACCTATTCTCCAATATTCAGAGAAGTTACTGCATTTATGCCAGATACTACGCTAAATGCAGAAGTAGTTAAGGATGCGAATTGTAAATTTAATCCAATTGCAAACCGCTTCTTTGAGGTTAAAGGGTTTGAACATATTAAAGTTTCCGAAAAGAAGATTTTGGAACTTGAGGGTAATGACAAATATAAGCCAATGTTTGAGTTAATTGGAGAAACCCCAATCTCAAGTGGAGATTTATACTTATTAGCATCAAACTGGGATTATGGATTCCATTTAGAGTATACCAATAAAACTGAATCTATTCCAGCGTTTGGGACTAGACGTATTGCAGAAGACTCGTACTTTATGGCAAAACTTGCATCTCTTCCGACTTCAATCGAAATAGATTCAGTTACAGCTAGTGAAATTACAGAGTTTCCTTCAATTTCAACAGACTATATTAATAGGGAATCTGATATTTTGTATAAAGTTAATACAGCAGATGCTCAACTTGATATAAATTTAACTAATGTTTTTGCAAAAAAGGTTTTGGATCTTGGACTAAATGCACAAATTCTTGCGAGTTTTAATATTGACCCAACCCTAAGAAATCCAGAAATGCTAGGATCTTACGATTTTAATACATATGTTAAACAGTATGCAATTGAAAATATTCTTCCAAATTACGCGATTGATCAATTAGACATCTGGTACCTAGAAGATAAAGGAAAACCTACTGGTTTAGAAATAATTACTAAAACTGCTGCCGAACGCTACGCGTTAGGATATAAGAAGCTGGAAGGAGTCCAAATAAATATTAAAAACGGGCTAGCCGTTCAGTTAAGAGTTCCTCTAAAAACGACCGGCAAGCTAAGTTTAATTATTGAACCAAAAATGAAATTTATTTAAAAATGCCAGTACAACTAAATCTTAAAGAGGTTTTTACAACAGATAACCAAGCCGTATTGGCAGACAAACTGAATTTTAACTTTACTAAGTTAATCGAGCTAGGCATTGGCGCAGCTGGACCAACTGGTCCTGCAGGTGCAACTGGCGGAGTTGGCCCAGCTGGTCCAATTGGACCAAGAGGAGTAAAGGGTTCTAGAATATTTAGTGGACAAGACCAAACTACAAATACCACTGCAGTAATTGATGATATCTTTATTACGACTGGCGGTAAATTTTATACAAGAACCACTAATGCATGGTCTCAAATATTTAATGTACAAGACCTATTAGCAGTATCGACTGAATTCTTCTTAAATAAGCAATTATTTACAATTAATGATAATGACTCCAATTTTACAGCAAGTACCAAGAAAAAGAATTATGGAATAGTTAGATTTCTTAAAAATGCCGGCGCAGACTTGGCTGATACTAATCCAGATGGAATTAATTATGGAGGTTCTTCTTCTACTTACAACAATTCAACTTTATTTTTAAATAACTTTGATTTAGATGTTTATAAAAACAATTTTGTTGCAAATAGCAGTGTAGATGCTCTGATTGGAGATGTTAGCAAGGCAATTACCACAATTTATTCTAATTTTGTAACAACTTCAGACGAATCTGCAAGTAGATATCATATTCAATTAGGTTCTTTGTATAAGTTACCAAACGGCCAACACCAAATGAGTGCTGCTGAGAATAACCTTAGAATTAAACACGCACTAATTAATAATACAACAGCAAGCCCATCTGTTGCATACTTCTTATCTGAATTTAATGCAGGTGGTGATTCATCTTATTCAAATTCGGTAAATGGCGCAACTTCAGCATTTAAGTTTAGAGCTTCCCAAATGGATGGTTCTGCACACAATGGAGTTACTCTCTACACTGGAGGTTCTTCAGCAATTAAAAGCTTTGCAGATAATGATGCAATCTTTGATTTAAATGGATTATTAGTCGAAAGAGCTACCGCTTCTTCGAAAACTAGATTGGCATTTGGTATAAATTCTTCAAATATATCATATATTATTACAAAGGCCGCATTTGATATTTGTGCGACTGGAGATATTTCAATTGGAGTATTTGGATCAACTCTTAATGACACTAAAAAGGTTGTTGCAAAAAGATTTGGTCTAAATGATAAAACAACTGCCGTAGGTTTCGGTGGATCACCAAATTCATCAGTTACTGTATATGGAACCAAAAGTACAACCGATAGCGTTTCTGATACTAGATATTTAGCTGACCAAGTTAATATTGGTTCAATGACTAAAAGCAGCTTGCCGACATCTGGTTCTGGCCTTACTGAATTATTTAAGCCACGTAGAACTACATTAACCACTCAAGGAGAACTTATTCCAGCGAATGTTGCAATTGCCTCACAACTTGCCAGCTATATTGGATTTAATTCTTATTTTGATGATAATGGTAATATGAACTTTACATACAGAGATGATAATCCAACTGGAACAACTGGAACGGGTTCAGCCTTTATTACAACTCGCGATGGTAGTATGCACTTTGTTGCTTACTCAAATGATCCAGCTCTAACTGATACTAACTCTGGATCACAAACAAACGAATCAGTATAAAATACACATAAGCAATGAAAACAGTAAGTTTATCAAATATACTTAAAGCAATTAAATTCACCGTAACCAGAGATGGAAGAGTAGCGGCTGGAAAATTTAATTATTATGAAGATGCAACAATGGATGCAGTTCTTTCTAATCCAACTTCGCACTTTATGCTAAATGGGTCGTTAAGCTTACCAAGTGTTGCATATTTTGGAAGTGAAAAAACGGGTGCTCTTCAATTAAATAATGGACACTATACTGTATATGCTGGATCGACTAGCGCAATAACCGAAATGATTTTGCCTGCTCCAACTGCAGACGTTTTACATAGAACATATGTCCTAGTTAATCAAAAAAGTTCAACTATTCCAGTTAAATTTACATCAGGTGGAAATGATACTACTGTAATAAACTTATCAGCTCTTCCTTTAACTAGTGCATCAATTACAACTGTTGCAAACTTACCAATTAACTCAGTAACCGTTCAGTGTCAACGTACATCTAGGGCTCTAGCAACGCCACAAACTTATACTTGGAGAATTATTTCTGCAAATTATGCGCCAGCGGTTGGTGCATCGGCAGTTGCTGCAACTTTCTATGGTGGTATTTTTAAAGTAAATTTAATTAGAACCAGTGGTGTAACAATTCCATCTAGTACATTGTCTTCATATATTACAATTACGGCAAACGGTAACGCTGGTATTCCTCAATCTGGAAACTCTAATCAAATCATTAGGTCATTTAGCAGTAGTCAAAATGTTAACGTATCAGTTTCTTCAGCGCTTCCGTCTGGATATTCATTTTCATATTGGCAATTAAAATCTCCACAAATGGGGTTTGCTGACACAACTCTACCATTTACCCAAACTCTAGCTGATTCCAATGTTGCACCAACTTTACCTGCTACTAGCAATCAAACAATTACTGAAATTGACTTAGTATTTAGCTATACTGCGCCAATTACAAGTTCAACCTTTACCTATACTGGCGGCGGATCGTTTTATTCAGGAGGCGGTTCTGGTTTCTATAGCGGACCGTCTTCTAGTGGTGGAAACTACTTCCAAAACTTTGAATAATTAGGTTAGGGACCTAAGCTTATAGGGGATCACCTGGCCTCTTTCTAATGTAGACTTAATATCCAATAAGATATTAGAATTAAAGCCACTGGAGTGATTCAGAAGCTTATTGGCAACAACCGTGGCTAGTGCTAGCTCAAACAGTCGATCATCCTTTATTTTCTTAACCGAAGATATTACCATTACATTTTTCTTAGCCGAAAAGTCCTTAATTTCAGGTTTAACTTGACTTAGAAGTTCATCAAATTCGCCATCTTCACAAGAAAACTCATTAATTTCTAGTTGGTGTTCGTGACTAATCATAAATGGGACCTCTTTATCTTTAGCGACTTTCCAAATATGATTTAATTTAGCCCTATTTTGTGTAGTGGCAACATAAATTGAATCCAGTTTATGGAGTTTAGCTGAGTTAAAATAGAGTCTAGTATATGCCATTTTGTCCAGCATAATATCTAAATATTCTGTAAGGGTTTCTGCAAGAATTGTAGACCCCATTCTTAGGATTTCTCCACCAAATTCTTCTCTGCTTCTGGTTAATGAGGCAATAATTTCCATAACATGGCGATCGTCCTTTTTAAAGTTATATGAAGAATCATACACGCCTTTATCGACAATTACTGTGTTTAAATTTAGATAATGAAATAGGATTTCATGGAATCTAGAAAAAGATCCCGACTTAAGATCTGCGAGATACTTTTGTTTAGCGTCGAGCAAAACATAATTATAGTATTCGAGATCCACATATTTAGAGTTTGCCAGCCATAGTGGATCCAGGACTGGCACATTCAGGTTAGACTTCATGGTGCCGGATCTTTATTGATATTTATTTAAGTTAGCGGCCGGGCCAAACTTGGATAAATAAAAAGAAAGCGCCATCTGTAATGCAGACAATTACCCTAAAGCTTATTCCAGAGACTTCCAAGTCAAGTCTGACATTCAGCAGTAACTATCGATTATTTTCAACAAAGGATCCTTTACCAGGCGCCTATTCAATTACTAGTTTTACTGATGATGTTGATCTAAACGGCAATAACCAAAACTATTTAAGCAAAAAGTTTAGATATTCGGTAGACCGTGGAAACTGGTCACTTTGGTATGATATTGCGGATATTACAGCACTCGCTTTTAACAATTCGGATTTATTTGTTGAATTAAAGTATGAATACAATAATACTACTAGGGACCAACTCGCAAATCCAATTGTTGTAAATGAAATAAAGTTTAAAATTGTTGCAGCAGATTCTGTACCAAGCCTATTTACACCAAGTATTACTTGTAGTGATGAGGTTTGTCCGGCTCTTATTTCAACTGGTACCATGTCGTTTAATCCTTATGCGGCAGACCAGGCTGTAAATATTTTTAAACAGTTAAGTTTCAATACTAACAAATTATTTGGACATGAAGTTGTTTATTTTAAAACGGAACCAGATAGAGACTCTGCAGACTATGTTTTCAAAGAGTGGACTCTATTCAAAACTGTTAGCCGAAAGTGCGCTAAGGTCCTTGTACCCGGAAATAAATTTCCAGATAATAAGCCTACATACGCAGAATTTGGTGTTGATTTTGAAATGCCATTCGAGATCCATATCGATCACGAATATTTCCAAACTATCTTTGGTGCAACGTCGCATCCTCGCAAAAAAGATTTCCTCTATTTTCCACTAACTAACCGTATGTATGAAATTCAGGGTACGTATCTGTATCGTGGAATTATGCAGGAGCCAGTTTATTGGAAAATTCAATTAGTTAAATTCCAGCCTAATATTGATATGATGATGAAAGCGGAGGACCGTACATTCTTAGATAATATTATTACAAGTACCGATGAATTATTTGCAGATCAAATGATTGATGAAGTTAAAGATGCAACAATGCCTCAGCAATTTAAAACAATTTCGACCAGATTTGATGAAACTCGTAAGGCTCTACATCCAGATCTTAAAATCAAGCAATTGGCTCTAACTTATAACTACTCTCCACTAATTCAGTATTATTATGAAAGTAAAAGTGTTCCAAGTGTACCAATTAAAGTTACACCAGCCACTACAAACTTTACAAAGACTTCAGTTAAATACGAAGATCCTGCAACTAAATTTACATTAATCGCATACGAAGAATCTGAGTTATTTGCGTTATGGGCTGGTTATAAACTAACTACTTATGATTTAAGTAACGGCGCGCCAATTAAAATTAGAGGACCCTATAATTCAAATGATCCACTACTAGGCCGTTATATTAAAATTGATAGATATGCGGATTCAAATTTCTTTACGCCAAGTCAATTGGCATTTGAAGAAGATACAAATGGTCATGTTCATATCTTAACTAGAGATTATGGAGTTGTCTATAATGAAATTGGAAAACTTGGAGATACTGAATCCAATATGACGTTTTTTGCCCTAGTTAAAATTAATGCCTTAACTGATTCAATTAGTTTTATTGATGCCTATGATAATGGTACTTCAAAGGGTTTAAAACTAGATGGAAGTATTAGTACAATTAATAACTCAACTGATAAAAATGTAACAATTCGACTAGAAATAAATTCAACGTTAACCCAATTTAATCAAGTTAGATTGGAGATCGATAAATGGTATGCAGTCTTTGTTCCAATTTCAAGTCAATTTAATCAAGCTGCCCTAACTATTTATGGATTTACACAGGATCCTGCTAACGTAAATAACTTTAATTCAATTACTCAACTTCACAATTCTGCAAAGACCTTAACTGGAGCAAGTTCATTTAATTTTTCAATTAGTGAAAACTTTAGATTAGTTTCTTCGCCAATTGATATTGCAAATATTAGAATTTTTAATACAATGGTTCAAGAGGAAGACCATGACTTTGTAATCAGCCAATTATTCATTAAGGATGAGTCAATTCTAAGAATAATTGATAACTGCCGTCCAAGATTAAATATTCCATATATTGGTATAAACAGATAATAAATATTTTATGATTTTAGACATTAAAAATAGAGAACATGTTGAATCTGCACAGTTTGTGCTTACGGTTGATTTCTTTTCAAACAAATCAATTCAACAACTTGCAGAAAAAGCCCAGTTGACTCTACATAGAGAAGTAGAAGTTGGTGCAACCAGAGATGCCTGGCAACCAGTAAAAGAAAATGGAGCAAGATTAACTAATCTCTACAATAACGGTTTTAAAATGAAGCGCATGACAATTGGCCCAGTATACTATTACGAAGGCGTTAATGCTCTACTTAAGTCATTTAAATTTATTGAAGAAAATGGCTATACCAATGAATTATGTAAAGTTAAAATTGATTTAGGATTTTCAAAAATGAATGAGGGTGCAAGAATTCCTCAACTAAATAAGTTTAAATTTTTACTTAATTTTAATGAAGCTAAAGCATTTGAACTATGGCCTCAAGAAATTAGATCTAGTAAAATATTTAAGCACTCTATAAATTTAATATACCCAAAAAATAAATTTATTGCTGAGGCAACTGTTCCGTCTGGAAGTTATTCTTCGCAAATGGAATTTAGCTTTCCAAGATCAAAACAGTTCGGTATCAATTTTGATAGAATTAGTGAAGGTTTTGTAACTGTTAAGTATATTGGCGGTAAGGATTATGAAAAGAAGTCAGCTCAAGCAGTTGAACTTTTAAATTTAGTTATTGAATCCCTATTTTCAACCCTAAAATCAAATTCAGTTTATTCAGATAAAGATCGTGAGAAAATTAAACAGATTTTAACTGAACAAAAAGAACACTTAACAGGGTTAAAAACTTATTCAACGTTTGAGACTAAATATCCACTGATAACATTGTCAATGGATCTAGACTCTAGGCCAGAAATTCTATCCGCTAAATTTAATCTAGTTAGAGAAAAACTATTTGATTTAGTAACATATGGCGGTTTAGTTAGAGGAAAGGTTAACTATAATTCAGAAACCTCTCAACTTGAAGTTTTAGAGGGTCGTATCAAAAATGGCTTTAACTTATCGGGTATTGTTTTTATTGATTCATTTATCCAGGCTGAGATTTCTGAATGTACTTTACTTAACTGTAAAGTTAGAAGTTCTAGGTTATTAGAGTGTACAATTTTTGATAAAAATGACATTAGATACTCAAATCTTTCTAACTGTAATTTTAACCAATCCGGCATAAATACAATCCAGCAATCAACAATTAAAGGTCGATCAGATATGCAAGTTTCTGCAAATCTAACAGAGTGTCTAGTTGTTGGTTCACCACTTGCGTATCACGCAACCAAAGATTCTAAGACTGAGATCGCTCTTTAAGCAAAGCCAGTTCTGGTTAATAAATAACAAAAACAAACTGGGCATAGATGGGAGTCTATTCTAATTTAACAAACATTACGGATTTATCTGATTCAAGTTTAAGCTCGAGTATATCGACGTCTAACCAGAATTTTGATAACTTACAGGCAGCCATCCAGGCGTTCTTAACTGCAATTTCATTTGACGAAACCAATAATAATATTTCGGTTAATCAAATTGCGGCAACGACAGTTACTGTTAATACATCATTTAAAGTTGTACAAAACGGTTCAATTAAAATGCAAGTCGATGCAGATGGAGTTCTTACGACCCAATCTGCCCTTGCCAATCTTTTTCAAACTCCATTACTTAGACTTCAAGATAACACTGGAAAACTTGCAATTGCGGGTATAGTCGGAGATGTTATCTATGCAAACGATACCGCTCCAGCTGGAGAGGGTTTCTATGGTTATACTGATGACAATGGCTGGGTTAAATTATCAAGCGGCCAAGCTGCATCGGGTCCAGTTGGAACAGCTTTCACTGGAATTGCCAATGCACAGGGAACTGTAATATTTGGAGCAAGTAATGCAACTGATACATTAGGATTTGAAGGACAAGGCGGTACTACAGTAACGTTAGACTCAGTAAATAAGAGAGTCATAATTAGTTCAGCAAATGCAACTACTAATTCATTTAGCCAAATTGCAAATGCTCTAGGTAATGTTCAATTAACAGCAGCAGGCCCTCAAAGTACATTTAGAATTGAAGGTACTGGTGATACAACAGTTTCATTTAATAATGCAACTAATAAAGTCACAATTAACTCACCTGTTCAAACTCCTGGATTTTCTAAAATTGCAAGCGCAAGCGGAGCAATTCAATTTGAAGCGGCTTCAATAAATGATACAATCAGAATTGCTGGAGAAGGTGGAGTTAATGTTAATTTTAATCCAACCACCAAGCAAGTTTCAATTGCAATTGATGCGGAAGCACTTAATTCAGTTTCAGCATTTACTGTAAGTAATAACGGAACAGATATTGCATCAACTGATCCTGCAACAAGCTTAACTAAAATGGAACAGCTTGATTTCAAGGAAGGTCCTTCTAACTTAAGTTCATCTATTCTTGCAGTTGCTGATCCATCTAGTGATAAAGTAACAGTTTTTGTAAGACCGATTGCTCCACCTACTTTTGATGCAGATATTGTTGTAAGTTTACCATTTGGTAAAAGCGTAGGTCGATACAATAGTGGTGAAACCATTCCCGCAGCGGGTAAAACTGCTGAAGAGGTGTTTAACCTTATTGCACAGGAACCAATTGCTCCTACCGTGTCTCTAAGTTCCCCTACGAGCATTTTGTTTAATCAACTCCCAATTGTAAATGTTTTAAATTTTTCAAAAACTATTAATACTCTTGGAGCAAATGCAGCAACCGCAGTTTTACAGTGGAGGCGCAATGGCTCAGGAGCTTGGACAACGTTAATGTCAGATGTTAATGCTTCAACCTATACACATTCTCTAACTGACACTGCTTTTAATACTCAACCTTTCAATTATCAATATATTGTAACAGATAGTGCTAGCGCGACTGCTACTGCGACTTGGACAATTACACCACAATCATATCAATCACCAAGTATCTCATTTAGTGCGCCAGCTTCAACACTAGCTCTAAATATCGAATCTAATCAAGTAAGGGAGCGAGGAAATACAAGTTCAGTTTTGCAAGGATCTGCTTCTAGAAACCGAGTTAACGTTCCGATTAGTGGATTCCAATATGCAGTTTCATTTAATGGTGGAGCATACACAAATATTGGGACAGCGGGTACATTGGCCGCGGCTGGCGGAAGCTTTACGAATTTTACAGATACTTCAATTACCTCTTCTGCAACTAGTGCAACTTATCGAGTTTCAGTTACAGATTCTTATACAACTGCAACTGCTTCATATAACATAACTTACAAATACGTGGTATTCTATGGACCTAGTGCGACAGCACCAACTAATTCAGCTGGAGTTAGAGCCCTTGCAAATAGGAGATTTACTGATGCTGGAAATACCTTTATCTTAAATACTGGTGCAACTGATAAAATTTTTACAGTGGCTGTTCCAGCAACAATGTCTTTAGTAGAAGTATTAGACTTAGATGCGCTAAATGCAAATATCACAGCAAACTATGTTCTTTCAACATTTAATGTAAATGATGGAGGAGGAACTCCAGTTGCATATAAAATATACACGTTGAGCAATGCTATTCCTTATAGCTCAGATCACCGTCATCAAATAACTATCGCATAACCATGAGTTTTACACCAGGACTTCAATTACCTTATGGTATTACACCAGTTAACCCAGTTCCAGTGGATGGTTACTCTGGTCCTTATGCAACCACAACTGAAGCTCTTTCTTCAATTCCTCAAGCCATTAGGTTCCCAACCATGATGGTCCGAATTGTTGATAATGATGATAATAAAATGTATTGGTTTAAGGATGGCGTTTTAGATGCTGACCTTATTGAATTTTCACCAACTAACGCTAATCTATTAAACTTTGTTGCACATCCTCAAAATACTTCATGGCAAGTTAATGAAGCTGCTGATTTTAATAGTGGTAATAACCAAAATCCAACTATTTATGTTTTTAGAGGAAACATCTATAAATTTAAAGTTTCTGCAAGTATAGGTCACACTCTTCAAATTAGAAGCGCAGATGGCACCGCATATTCAGTTGGCATGCCAACAAGCGGCACCGGATCAAACACTCAAACTAGTGGAGGTTATATCCTATGGACAGTTCCATTTGATGCGCCAGATGACCTATTTTATGTAGATACTGCAACTTCTAATGTGATGAAAGGTCATATTAGAGTTATTCCAAGTCTAACTGCCCCAATTACACCAAGTGCTCAGCAAGGTAATGCAAATCAAGTTGCATATACATCAAACACTGGGTCCTATTCGCTTGCGGCTAATTCGCCAATCGAAAAGGCAATTCACGTTGATTCAACTGTATGTATTAGTGTAAATGGAGTTAGACGACTTTTAACCGATTCAAATACGTCACCTTTCTTTTTTAGTAGAAACGGCGGAAATACTCAGCTCCTATTAAATCAAGTTGAAGCAGGCGACTCACTTTACGTTCGCCCAGCTTATCTTGAGCATGGATTAGAAACAACTGACCTTATTCTTCTTGAATATTTTAGTGGAGGAACTGTTACGCTTGCTCAACCTACACTTCCAAGCACAACATATTATTGGAGAGATGGTAATTCTCAAGCCATTGAAGAGTTTAATCTAGTTGGAGGAGGTAACCCTGGAACTTATGAAAATCCAAATCTAAGCGCAATTCAATTTAATGCACAGGCTCTAAATGCACAAGGTTCAAATATCGGAAATATTTCAACATTTATTACTTCATTACAAATTGGAAGTACTATAGTTGCCCAACAAGTTGGACAATCTGTAAGCGGCACCTACACAATTACGTATAAAACTATAGCTAGCCCAGGCAACCCTATCTATGAAAGTTGGGCGATTGGAATTCAACGGGTTTCTGGAACAGGAAGTTTTGAAAATGCTGGCGCCCTATGGTCATTCCAATTTATCTAATGCTCAACAAATAAATAACTTAAATAAAAAGACTCCATAAACAATGGCATTAATTAAAGGTAAACAACTACAAGATACTTCAGTTTCATTAGACAAACTGAGTGGCTCAACTGGTTCAGTTACACTAACGACTGGTACGATTACCACACCTGCTGCAAACTTAATAATCAGCTCGCCGCCAGTTGCACCAACTCAAGCTGCAAATAAAGAATATGTTGATTCAGTTGCAACTGGATTAGATATAAAAAAATCGGTAACTGCAATTTATCGTGCAGGTACACCTGCAGCAGGCGGTACACCAGCTATCCTAGTTGACAATGCGGTAAATGGTTTAACTGTTGATGATCAAGATATGTTTACTATAATTTCAACAGGTGCGTCAATTACCAATTTAATTTTAGACAATGTAACAATTAACGATGGTGATCGTGTCTTAATTGCATTAGCCTTAGCTGGCCGTCAAAAAGTAAATGGTATTTATGTATATCAAGGAGGTCAATTGACTAGATCAGAGGATGCTGATAACAAAACTCCAGATGGAGGAGAAGTTTCTGGCGGATTATTTACCTTTGTTGAGCAAGGAGATGTTTATGCTGACACAGGTTGGGTATTAAGTTCTCCAAATGGAGCAATTTCTGATACTGGAGCAGCTGGTTTATGGGAACCTACTAATAACGGAGCAGGTAATGCTCAACTTGAATTTACTCAATTTTCTGCAGCAGGTGTTGCTGAAGCTGGCGTAGGTTTAACCAGAACTGGTACTAAATTTAATGTAAATTACGATAACTCTTCAATTGGAATTGATGGTGCAGATGCTTTATACATTAAAAATGGCGGAGTAACTAATGCGATGCTTGCAAATAGCACGCACGGATTCGCTGGCGATATTGGATCAGGTACCGTTGCATTAGGTTCAACTTTAACAATTGCCGGTGGAACAAATGGAATTGATACTACATATAGTTCTGGAACATTAACCATTAATTTAGATCTTTCTGAATTAGCAACCGTTACAACAATCGCAGATGCTGACTTTATTGCAATTAGTTCATCTGGCGCAGTTAACCAGAAAATTACATTTGCTAATCTTAAAACCCTAATCGGAGCTGCCAGTCAATTGGGAATTTCAGTTGAAGGTGGAGTTGCTGCAAGTTTGGATTTAGATACAGATACACTTGATTTTCAATCTGGTGCAGGTTTAACTTTTACTAGAACTAATATTGTAGCAGGTACAACTGATACCTTAGCTGTAACTATTAGCAATAATGCACTAAATGTTCAACAGGCAACCGGTTTAACCGCTGGAACTCCAGGAAATGTTGATATTACCTTATCAAACGCTGCTGCTGAAATCTTTTCAGTTACGCTTAATGGAGTTGCTCTAAAGAAAACCACTAACTGGGTATGGCCACAAGGTAACAATACAACAGTTCGTATAACTGGATTACCTTATGTAATTGAAACTTCTGATGAAATTGAAATTACTTATAGAGTAAGCTAATTTTGCTAATTTTTAATATTTAATAAAAGCCTCCCTTATGGAGGCTTTTTTATTATCCAAAGTCAAAACGCGGAGTATAAATATCTATAGAAAAGATACAAACTCGTAAATGGCTCAAGTTAAATTAAAACAAGTTAATATTAGTACGCACATGACGTATAACGAAACGTCTGGAGATATTAATCACAATGGTAATTTTTCAGCTGTTACAAAACAGTTCGTTATTGACCATCCAACCAAGCCAGGCTTTAAACTTGCTCATGGTAACTTAGAGGGTCCTGAACATGGAATCTATCTTAGAGGAAGGAGTGAAGAAAAACGTATCTTTTTTCCAGAATACTGGGAGAGCCTAGCAAATAAGGACTCAATAACAGTAACAATTACACCATTCGGTAAATCTCAATCGCTTTGGGTCAAAAACATTACTGATACTTATTTTGAAGTAGCAGGCTCACATAAGCCAAACTTTTTTTATTTAGTACAAGCTGAACGTAAAGATGTTAAACCATTGCAAATTGAGATAGACATGAATAAATAATTCAAATAGTCTATTACATACGTGGCGCAAACGGTCAAGATAACTCCCGCATCCGGTTTATTAGAATTTATAGGAAATACTACCTCCAATAAACCGTATCTACAGCATGATGATAATGGTAATCTTACATTAACTCTACAGGCGACTAAAAAATTTACAGTTGCCGGTAATCTTAAAGTTAATGGTAAGGTTACAATGGCTCAGCAAACCCTGACTGATGGCGCAGCTGTCGCTTGGGACTTTAACTCTGGTGCAAATGCAAAGGTAACACTTGCTGGAGCTAGAACTCTAGTAATTTCTAACATGGAAACTGGCGATACTGGTTTAATCTTAGTTAAACAGGATGCAGTCGGCGGTCGCACCCTAACTTTACCTGGTGGAAGTACTATTGTTGGAGGTGGAACATATACAGCGTCATCTGCCGCAAATGCAACTGATGTCTTAGGCGTTTACTATGATGGTACAACTTATTGGTGGACGATTGGTTACAATACAGTTACTCCACCCTTAACTTCAGTTGGAATTACTGGAAGCGATTTTGTAATTGCAAACTCTCCACTAACTTCAAATGGAACAATTGGATTAGCCTTAGCTACAGTCAACTCAAACGTTGGAACATTTGGTTCAGCGTCAGCTGTGCCTGTAATCACAGTTAATGCTAAAGGTTTAATTACTGCAGTATCTGCAACTAATATTTCAATTCCTACTAACCTAGACAGTTTAACAGATGTTACAATTTCATCTGCGGTAAATGGTCAATTATTACAATTTAATGGATCACAATGGGTTAACTGGACTCCAAATTATTTAACTGGAATTACTTCAGGCCAGGTAACTACTGCTTTGGGTTATACCCCAGTTCCTAATACCAGAAATCTTACGATTAATGGTGTAACTCAAAATTTAACGGCAGATCGTACTTGGACTATCGATACGGTTAATTATGTTTCAAGAGTTCAACATGGAGTTAAAGCTGGAGTTGCAATTAATAAAGGCCAAGCAGTTTATGTAACAAGTGCAGATGGAACTAATATGATTGTTGGACTTGCGTCAAATGGAAGCGAAGCAACTTCATCAAAAACTATGGGTCTCCTAGATGCAACGGTTGCAACCAATGGAATGGCCAATGTAGTTACTGAGGGTTTATTAGCAGGATTAGATACTTCCCTAGCTGGTACAGAAGGTGATCCAGTTTGGTTAGGCGATAATGGTAATCTTATTTATGGTTTACTAAATAAACCCTATGCCCCAAGACACCTTGTTTTTATTGGTATCGTAACTCGTAAAAATGCAAATAATGGAGAAATCTTTGTAAAGGTTCAGAATGGTTTTGAATTAAAAGAAATACACGATGTCGACTTAATTACAACTGTTCCAGTAAATGGACATATTTTAGGATATGATGGAACCCTATGGGTTAATAAAACAATTGCAGGTTGGTTAGGTTTTACTCCAGCCAATGATGCAAATGTTGTTCATACTTCAGGTAATGAAACTATTTCTGGAATTAAAACTTTTTCTGGAACAACTCAAGCCACTTCAACTACTACTGGAACAATTGTTACAGCGGGTGGAGTTGGTATTGCAAAGAATTTATATGTAGGTGGCAATATTAATGTCGTAGGAAACCTTATTATTGGTGGAACTACTACAACAGTTAATGCTCAAAATTTGAGCGTATCAGATAACATGATTTATCTGAACAATGGTGTTCAAACAACAATAACCAATGCAGTAGGAAATGGTTCAACTGTAGTTTATACAACGGAGGAAACCCATAATTATATTGCTGGAATGTCAGTTACAATCACTGGGGTTACGCCTAGTGCATATAACTTATCAAATCAAACAATTACTGCCGTTTCAACCAACTCATTTACCATTGCAAATAGTGCAACTGGATCTTATAGTTCAGGCGGTACAGCAAGAGCTAAATCAAATGCAAATCCAGATCTTGGTTTTGCTGCAGGTTACAATGATGGATCCTATGCTCATGCAGGTTTATTTAGAGATGCAACTGATAATGTTTGGAAATTCTTTAAAGGTTATGTGCCAGAACCAGACGCATCTCCATTTATTGATACTTCACATGCGTCATTTGCCTATGCCGATCTTAGAGCAAATGATATTACAGGTAGATCCTTTATTAAAGATGGTGGAACCTCAAGTCAATTCTTAAAAGCAGATGGTTCAGTTGATTCAAGTACCTACTTAACAACTGGAACTGCTGGTACTACATATCAACCGCTTGATGCTGACCTAACTGCAATTGCGGCATTGGCAACAACTGGATTCTTAAAAAGAACTGGTGCTAATACATGGGCGCTCGATTCAAATACCTACTTAACTGGAATTACCTCAGCCGATGTAATTAATGCACTTGGTTATACTCCAGTTACAAATGCTAGAACCATTACAATTAATGGAGTTACCTATGATTTATCAGCAAACCGTAGCTGGACAATTACAGCTGGAGTTTCCTCAGTTAGCGCTGGCACAGGAATCTCAGTAAACACGACAACTGGCGCAGTTACCGTAACAAATACTGGTTTATTAAGTGGAACAGCCGGTTCAGGTATTAGCGTTTCTACCTCATCTGGTAACTTAAATATTGTTAATACTGGATTACTAAGCGGTACAGCCGGTTCAGGTATTAGTGTCTCTACTTCTTCTGGTAACCTAAATATTGTTAATACTGGCCTTCTTAGCGGAACTGCAGGTTCAGGTATTAGTGTTTCGACTGCTTCTGGTAACTTAAACATTGTCAATACGGGTTTGCTAAGCGCAACGGCTGGTGCCGGAATTAGTGTTTCTACTTCTTCAGGTAACCTAAATATTGTTAATACTATAACTAACCTTAACCAATTAACCAATGGTCCAGGTTATATTACAGGCATTACCTCGGGAATGGTAACTGCTGCATTAGGTTATACTCCTTGGCATGCAGGAAATGATGGAGCCGGTTCAGGATTAGACGCAGACCTATTAGATGGATTAAGCTCAGGTTCTTTTTTAAGAAGCGATGATGAAGTTAATTACACTAATAATATTTTTAGAATTTATACCCAGCAGGGTGCAACTGGAGATACCGTTGGATCAGCTACTACATTACAAATTTATCAAGCCGATGTTAACCGAGATGCTTTTCAAACTTTCCATATTTCAGGAGATTATGCAGTTCACTTTGGACTAGACGGTTCAACTAATGATCTTTTTGTTGGAGGTTGGTCAATGGGCCCAGTTAAATATAGAATTTGGCATGAAGGAAACCTAACTAACTTGAATCAATTAACAAATGGACCAGGTTATATTACTTCTGCTTCTCTATCTGGATACGCAACTCAAACCTATGTCACAACTCAAATTAATAACTTAATTAATGGAGCACCTGGTGCACTAAATACCTTAGACGAATTAGCAGCTGCTCTTGGAGATGATGCTAACTTTGCAACAACGGTTACCAACTCAATTGCTGGAAAAGTTTCTAAGAGTGGTGATACTATGACTGGTAATCTTTCATTTGGCACAACTTCTGGATTAGGACTTTCTTGGGGATTAAATACGGATGCCGCATTTATTAGATTTGTTTCTACTGGAAATCAAGCCGGCGGATCTTATCTTGAAATTGGTACACAAGATGATTTAGATGAAGAAATTAAATTTACCCAGTCTGGAAATATTAGATTTTATTTAGCAACTGATGGTAGACTTAAAACTGGAAGTGGTTACAATTATGTTTGGGAAGATGGAACATGGGGAATATCAGTTACTGGTAATGCTGGAACTGTAACAAATGGAGTTTATACAACTGGATCATATGCAAATCCTGCATGGATTACATCATTAGCATGGAGTAAGATTACAGGCGCTCCTGCATTTATTACTAGCTATACTGAAACTGATACCCTTGCTTCGGTAACTGGTCGTGGTGCAACCACTTCAACTACCCTAACTTTAGCAAAAGCAATTACAACTGGATTATATGGACCAAGTACAAGTGGAAATATTGCAATTTGGCAATATGATGCAAGTAATACTGGATATGGTATTGTTTATAATGAAGGTAGTCCAGATACATTAAGAATTGATGTAAGTGGAAATGCACTTACTGGAATACCAGATTTTTTAATAGGAGGCGATTATGCACAAATCAATGGAAATACTGTATGGCATGCTGGAAACCTAACTAACCTTAACCAATTAACCAATGGTCCAGGTTATATTACTTCAAGCGGTAGAGCCTATCCTAGAAGAAGCGATGGTAGTGATATTAATTTCATATGGAGTGGACAAAGTGGTCAGCCAACCTGGTTATGGGGTGGTACGGATGGTACAAATATGTATGTTTACAATCCATCAAATTTCTCGGTAAACTATGCAACTAGTGCCGGTTCTGCCAGTACAGCCGGTTATGCAGATGAGGCTAAATGGATTAGTTTCCCAGATGGTCCAAGAGACCTAAGCGATAGGCGTCCAAACTGGAATAACCGTTCAGTTGCCTGGGATTTTGTAACAGCTGGCACAGCAGATGGCGTAGGTAACTATGCTGGAGTAATGACATTTAGTCCATGGGACGGAACCTCTGGAAGTACTGGAGATTCTTCTTACCAACTTGCATTTATTAATGAAACTGGACTTAACGCAAGCGGTATTCCAGGATTACGATTAAGAAATGGTATTGATTCTGCTTGGAATAGTACATGGTATAAGGTTTGGCACAGTGGACATTTTTCACAAACTAATATTAATAACTGGACTTCTGCATATAATGATGTAATAACTTCAGCTGCAGTTAGTGGAACAACTACAAAAACTCTTACTCTTACCCAAAGAGATGGAGGTACGGTAACTGCAAGTTGGACAGATATTGATACCGATACAGATCAACAAACCCTAAGTTTAAGTGGAAGTACACTTTCAATTAGTGGAGGTAACTCAGTTACTCTTCCAAGTGGAGGTATTTCACAAGGAACCGCTGATTCTCTCTATGTGAATATAAGTGGAGATGAAATGACAGGAAATCTCTACATTTCTCCAATTAGTGCTAACCCAGCGCAAATTCAATTAGCTGGATCTAAT